TTATTTGCTATGGAAATTTCACAAGCGTATTGATCCAATGGCTGCGGCAAAGATTTTCTACGACAAAGCTATCGAGATGTCGCCTGTTACGGGCAATATTGAAACAGTTCAGGCTCAGGAAACGATACGATCCTACCTTCGTGACCGCTGTGATGAAGATGGTACATGGATTCCTGGCATTGACAGGAAGAATCAGCCACGCGCAAAGAAGTCCGAGCGTCTTATCTCAAACCTTTGGCGTTTTCAGTCTGGAAGAATTTATGTAAGGGAGGGAATTGACGGCGATCTTATGGGTCAATACACAAACTATGTTATTGACAAGGAGACGCAGCATGAAGACATGATGGATGCCGACTATTATGCTTTTCTCAACGCCTTTCCGTGCGATACTGAGTGGGCAGATAGCGAAGATGATGTTAAGAAAGAGGCTGGTTCGATGGATAATTACCTTATTGATTACGGATATGAAGAAGAAGCGACAACTTGGATGAGTTTTAACTAAATGTGGAAGGTGTTATATTGTGACCATGAATAAATCCGAACAACCACATAAAAGCTACGCCGTAAAGAGCATTGAATTGCTCCGAGATGGCAGGTCAGCACAGTCTGATTGGCTTGAGAATGTAGATAAGTGGAACAAGTTTGCTAACCTTTCGCAATGGTCATCCGCTGATGATGCAAAGCTGAAACGGTTTGGCATCCCACGCATTACACACGACTTTATTCTACCCTCCGTTGAGCAGGGTGTATCGTTCTTGACATTCAATACGCCTCGTTTTCACACGATTGGCGTTACAAGTGATGATGTTGATCTTGGCATGAATGTTTCTGATCTTGCCGCTCATATGTGGAAGATCAGTTCTGGTGATATTGAGTTTAAGTCACACGCTTACGACTATTATGTAAAGTCTCAAGGTGTGTGGATGATTTATGAAGACCCTGACTCGGATCAGGGCCGCGGTGATTTGAAGATTTTCGCCCCTGACCCACGCGATATTGTATGGGATCCAGATGCGAAAGATGTACTTTGCCGTGATGCTGCTTGGGTTATCTACACAAAGAAGATGACGAGGAAGCAGGCAAAGCTACAATTCCCTGACTACGCCGAAGAGGTTGAGAAGGCCAACGGTGATGTTGATGATACTTCGCGCAACACATCGACGATTCAATCCACTTCCGGTTTCACCGAGTATGGTGATTTCGGTGGGGAGGACTCGGACAAACTTGACTATATCGAGCGGTTTGAAAAGGTCAGGGTCAAGAAGCACAAGCTACTATTTAACGATGATGGTTCAGAGGTTGGCCCTCTTAGCCAAGCAGAGTTCAACAAGGCTCGTGAGGCTTCTTACGGCGTTATCTCGGACGGTCAGCAGATCGACATTGTGACCGAAGAGCAGGTTCGTCAGGTCATGGCAGACCCTAATGTCATGCTCAACGCCGAGATTGTAACGCTTGATTGGCTCATTGAAAATGAACTTGTTAGTCACGCTGAGTTCTGGCAGACTCGTGTAAAGAAGTATTGTTCGCTTGGCGATCAGGAGCTTTACAAGGAAGAGCTGCCGATCAGCGAATACCCGATTACGCCTTGCTTCAACAAGCACAATGGCAATCCTTTTGCAATCTCTGATGTGGCTGGAGCTATCAGTCCGCAGGAGTTTGCAAACAAGATGATCTCGCTTGTTACAGAGCATACGCAGCGCACAGTATCGTCTAAGGTTCTATTCCCCCGTGGCCTTGCTGGTGATCTTCGCAAGCTCGAAGAGATGTTGACGCGCCCAGGCCCCGGTGTTGGTGAGTATAATGCTGAAGCACTTGCAGGTAGCGGTGCTGCTGGCATTGTCAACCTTACACCCGGCCCGCTTTCCAACGCAGCAATCGCCCTTCTCGCTGACGCTAAACACAAGATTGAATATCAGTTTGGCATCTTTGAGAATATGATGGGTAGTGGTCAGATGGCCCCTGAAACCTATAAGGGTACGATGGCTATTGATGAGTTTGGGCAGCGCAGGATGCGTGCTAAGCTCCAGTCTATCGAACGATCCCTTAGTTTCGCTGGCACGGTCTGGCTTGAGTGGGCAAGGTCTTACTACGATATTGAGAAGATTGTCCGCATTTCTGAACCAGGTACTGAACCGCGTGAGATTATCTTCAATCAGGATCAGGAGGTTGCTGGTGCTATCCTCAGGAATAACGATCTTAGTCGTGCAACCTATGATCTTGTTGTTGCTGCTGGTTCGTCAACACCTGTAAACCGCTGGGCTGAGATTGAATCCATGAAGGAGATCGCCTTTACGGGTGGGATTACGGAGCTTCTTCCTGCTATTATCGAGCGTCTTGACATTCCGAATGGCGCAAAGATTGCCGAGCAGGTAGCGCAGCGTGCTGATCTTAGTGGTCAGCTACAGGCTGCTACGCAGCGTATCCGTGAACTTGAGGGTGACCTCCAGACAACTCGCCGTGAATCGCTTAGTGACGAAAAGCGTGTTGAGCTTATGAAGTTCAAGACGAAACTTGATTCACTTTACGCAAAGTTGTCGGCTGATGCAAAGGTTGATTCTGTCCGTGCTGCTGCCAACATGGAGGGAGCACTTCAGGATATTATTCGGGACATCGAGACGGAGGTTTCGATGCAGACAAGTTTTAATGAAGGGATGAACAATGGCTAAAGACCAGTCGGTCATCAATGGAGATCGGGAATTTGAGCAGGATTCCACCGTCACGGATGCTGCGCTCCCCGGTTACCCCACGGATGATGACTTTGAGGATGCTTCGGACAACTATCTTGAAGAGGACTTCGAGGAATCGGATAATCCTGACGAAGATGGACTCGATGCTGACGAAGAAGAAAACGACTTTGACGGCGAGGAGGACGATTCGGAAGATGCACCGCCTGAGATTACGGCAGAGCAGAAATCGGTTCAGTATTTCCAATCTCGTGCAGACAAGGCTGAAGCAGCTCTCCGCAGACTTGAAGAGGAGTTTGGCCCTGTTGCGGGAATTGTTGATGGGCTGAAGCGTGATCCTGATGCTGCTCGTATGTTGATGAAGCGATGGTCAGACCCGAATCCGCAGGCAGAACAGGAAGTTAAACCGCCGGAACCGCCGGAAGATTTTGACCCGTCTCTTGCTTACACGCCTGGTACTCGGGAATATAAGTACCGTATGGCACAGCAGGAGTATGACCGTCAGATGATTCTGCGGGAAGCGGAAGAACGTGCAGCTCGTGTTGCAGCGCAGCAGCTAAGTCCTTTTCAGGAACAGCAGCGTGCAGTAGCGCAGCGTGAGCAGCAGCTTCAGCTTCTTTCTCAGAGTGGTATTCCTCCGGAAATGTATAATGACTTCTTGGGTTGGGAGATCACGAGCAATCAGCAGGCCAAAATCCTTGCTGAAGCATTTATGCGTGAGCGTGGTATGGCAACTGACAAGAAGATGGAAAACCAGAAGAAGAAGAAGGAACTTCTTCGGGTAAACAAGAACTCACAGAAGCCCCGTGGTGGAAAGGTAACAGGCGAAAGTGAAAAGGCTATGGATGATAACCAATCGTTCATGGCTGGCCTGCGAGAGCTTGCCGCCCGTGGGCGATCATTTGGTTAGGAGGATTAAATGGCTCAGACTTCTGCCCTGAATACGGGCGTTTTGTACACGGATCGGAGGGATTTCTACCTCAATCCGAAGGAGACGAGTGAACTGTGGCCGAGTGTCACCCCGTTCACCACGATGACTGCCAAGATGAGTACGAAGAAGGCTCCCGATCCTGACTTCAGGATGTTCGAGTATCGTGCTAATTGGCACAATGCTTATTTCCTACTCAATAATGGGGCAGGTATTACTCTCGCTGCGTCTGGAAGCACGAATACCGTTGCGTTTGATACTGCTACGGGCGTTCATCCTAATGTGGGTGACGTGTTTGATGTTTGGTCTAGCGATGATGCGACCTATCATGGTCAGGTTTTTGTTCAGGCTGTAACGAGTACTGGCTCTAGCGGAACACTGACGACTCAGACCACAGTGCTGTCTAACAATTCTGTGTCTGATAATGCAAAGTTCTACCTCGTTGGTAATGCTCAGGAAGAGGGTAGCGGATCGCCTGACGCTTGGAGTAAGGAACTCGAAGTGGCTTACAACACCTGTCAGATCTTCAAGACTCCCCTTGAGATTACTGGCACGCTGCTTGAGATGGCCCTGCGTGGTAAGACTTCCGAACTTGCTCGTCTGCGTGGCGAGAAGATGAAGGAGCATCAGATGAAGCAGGAGCTTGCCTTCTTGCTTGGTCGGCGTACTTCTGGAATCACTTCTGCTGTCACTAGTCACCTGACTGGTGCTAATAGCAAGTATGTTCGCTTGACTCACGGTCTGCTGCCGATTCTTGAGGACTACAATAGTGGTTCCAACATTCACAGCGTGACAAAGAGCAGCTACAACTACAACAAGTTCCTTGATCTGATGCGTCAGGTTTACGAGTATGGCAACGACAATGCCACGAAGGTAGCTCTTGTTGGTGACCAGTTCCTCGCTTGGCTTGGTAGCTTCGCTGATGAGAAGAGTGTGATGGGTAAGGTTGACTTCCAGATGCCGATGGCCTCGAAGGAGTTTGGCTTTAACATTCGCAACTTCATGCACCAGTTCGGTCAGATTCAGTTTGTTCGCAGCCCGCTGCTGACCCAGCACGCTGGCGGTAAGTATAGCGGCTATGCCCTCATCGTTGACCCGATGAACATTGGTCAGGCTCGCTACCGTGCTGACAAGTTTGAAGCTGGCATCCAGAACAACGATGTGGATGGCATCAAGGATCAGTATATCAGCGACAAGGGTCTTGCTCTTACGCTGCCCGAAACGCATCACGCGATTAAGCTGGTATAAAGGAGGTTTATTATGGCTTGGACAAAGACTAGCGAAGGGCTGGAGGGCCAGAAACTTCTTGTCGGCAAGGAGGAGACGGTAACGCTTCCGAGTTCTGCTACAACTGAGTACTCTAGCGAAATCGACTTTATTGCTGCTGACCTGAAGAACAATAACAGGTATGTCACTTTCGGTATTATTGCATCCGCTGTTACCGGAACTAACCTTGATATTGGTCTTTATGGTTCGATGACCAGCGGTGGAACAAAGTTCCTACTGCTTGATGCTGTTGTTGCTGACGTGACCAATGCGGCAAAGGTGAAGTTTCAGGCCGTTGACCTGAATGCTTATCCTGCCCCGTATTACTACCTCGGATGGACTTCCGATGGCGATGAAAGTGCAAACACCGTCTCGGCGTATGTAATTGCCTAATAAAGAATGGGGGCTTCGGCCCCCTTCTTTCATTATCTTGGGGGTGTAATGGCTTCTTTCACTAATCAGGTTCAATACAGAACAGGTGATACAACTTCGTATGTGTCGCAGATGGATACATGGCTTGATGACGGTGTGAAGGATGTCGTTGATCGAGCCTCTACTATTAGCCCTGCCCACCAGCGTCTCTTCCAAAAGAAGACTGACTTTGGTAGCGCAGGTCATAGCCTTTCATCCACCAGCAAGATTATTCATGTCTTTAAGAATGTTAACACAACGCATTGGGTTCCTGCTCCGCTATCTGACTGCACAGCAATTAGCGGCGTTCTGAACGATGATACAGGTAGCATCTATTATGGCGGTGACTATGCGCCTGTCTCGACAATCCTTAGTGGTACGCTCTTTGTCTTCCCTGCACCAAGCGCATCGACTACTGGCGCAAGAGTAGTGGAGATAACCTACGGCGTTGTGAACGATGCTTCAGGCACAATCACGAATATGCCCTCTAACTTCTACGAGGGCGTTGTGCTTTATGCCGGGATCAGGTCGCAGGAATACCGCATGGGTTCTCAGCTATCCACGCTGTCTGGTCTTACGAGTGTGATTGCCACTTATGTGTCAAACATCGCTGCGCTTGATGACAAGTTTGATGACTATATCACGGGTGAAACAGCCCTTCCTGCTGGCGTTCAAAATATGGATGAACTTCTTGCGAAACTGGAAGACTACATCCAAGATGACGAAGATACCGAACTTGCCACAGCTACGATCAACAACATTCAAGCCCTTCTGTCACGATATAAGGCTGAACTTGATAACGCTGGGCTGAATGATTCGGCTATCAATGCTACACTCAAGGAAGCACAGAATGTATCAAACTTGGTGAATAGCCTTGTTGGGAAGATTCAGATGCTCCGTGCTGACTACGCTGCATTCTTTGAAAGGATTGCACGATGAACTATGCTGAATATGTCTGGTGGGTTGACGATAATAAGATCGCTGTAGCCTATACGGATGGTGCAGGTAACTACGCAGCAGCTCCCACCGATAAGGTTGTGCTGCTTTATGCCAAGAAACTGATCCCTGATCTCGGTACGAATAACACGGACTGGGAGGCTGAAGACACAAGCATCCCGTCACAGTTTCATAAGTACATCGTTGACGGTGTTATCTCGGAACTTTACCTTCGCCCTGATGGTAATGCAGGACTTAGTGACAGGTTCCAGCTTCGGTTCAATAAGGGCATCGCTGAGGCGGCAATCTATTCCAGTCGTGAGAATGTAGGCGATTGGATCAAACCAGCAGATTATGGGATATTCTAATGACACCACGACAAATGGTTGAACTCGTCCAGCTTCATCATCCCGGCGTACCTGCTGGTGTGATCTTGACATTGATCAATGAGAAGCGCAAAGAATTTGCTGATCGTTCTGAATTGATTAAGGGCTATGTAGATTTCCAAACTGCTGAAGATACCATCTATTATGATCTTCCTAATCGTGTCTTAGAGGTGATTAGGGTTGATTATGATGGTAGCCGTATTAACAGGGAAACACCAGTACCTTCTGGTGATAACAATGCGTCACTCTTAACACCATCAGCAGGAGAATAAATGTCTAAGCTATCTGTAGTACTCAGAGCATCAACTGGTGCAGCCCGTCCAAACCTTCGTGTCCGTGTCAAGAATGTTGATACGGATGCTTATGTATTGGATACAGATGACAATACGCTTGTAGATAATGGTGATGGTAGTTACACGAGTGCCACTGATGTTTCTGCAATGGTGTATTCAGTCTATACGGGCGATACTGCAACACTTGTTAATGGCTATGAAGAGCGATTCCATCCAGGCGAGGGTGAAGAGCTTGATCAGAAGATTACAGCAACAGAAGTTACATTCACCCCATCTACTGCGCCTACAAGTAGCGAGGGTAAAGTCTATTACGATGAAACCGACAACGCTGTAAAGGTCTATAATGGAAGCGTCTGGGAGCGTATTTCAAATGACGGTGCTATAGATGTTAGAGACTATGGTGCTGTTGGGGATGGCGTGACTGATGACACCGCGGCATTCCAGAGTGCGATGACCGCGCTTGGATACTTCAACCACGATAATGCGTTCTCCAATCTAAACCTTGTCACTGGTGGTGGAGAGATCTTTGTTCCAGATGGTGAATACCTTATCACATCAAGCCTGAAGTTTAGCGCAGGCACAAAGGTTCGTGGTGCTGGATGGGGCACTGTAATCAACTTTAAGCCGTCCTCACTTGACAATCTGTTCGAGCTTGATTCCACAAGGGAATATCCTACCTATGCAAATGGTCAGACGGTTGAGTTTAGAGACCTTGTGGTTATCAGCGATTTACAATCAGCAGTAGATGTTATTGGTAATCAGTACGGTAACATCATGTTTGATTTTACTGGTTGCCACTTCACAAGACTGCACAAGGTCAAGATTCAGAACTGCCGTAATGGAGTGAAGTACGGTGGCTCCTCAACCCCAGGCTACTATCAGACCATTGACCAGTGCTACTTCTATAACTGTGGCGAACTTGCGATTGATGTGGACACATACGGTGGCCCCGTGACTATGATTGGTGGTGATATTACCTCAAGCGGCGGTTTCTACCCGAATCTTGTCGGTGGTGCTGGGATACCCCAGCCTGAATATGCACTCAGGACTAAGGCACAGCTAACTATGATTGATGTTGGCATCGAAATGTTTGATGGCCCATCTGTTGCATACATCCATGAGAGTGGTGCGGAAGGTATATGCAGAATTCACTCAGGCAGGTTTGAAACGTATAGCGGTTTGCCGCTGAAATACTGTGATGCCACTTACCACTTAACTCACATCCATACTATGAATGATGCGTATATCACTGGCTCAAGACTGGCGTTTGATGACATTTTTGCGAGGGAAGAAGGTGAGGATGGGTCTGTTCCCGGCAGACGGTTCGGCCCTATTGATAGTTATGGGACTCCAGTGCCTGTTCATTTGTATATGACTGATGCAGGAGGAAATAGTGTCCTTGCCAACAATTACGACATGAGAAAGCAGTTCTGGGGTTTTACATACAATGCTGCTGCTGCAACCATGACATACGACACATCGACCAAGTTCCTTAATGATGGATGTGTGAAGATCGTCTACGATAAGGGGACTACGATTACAGGTTTAACCCAGACCTTCAGCTATCCTCAGGTTGAGAAGTATGCTGGTCGGCGTTTGTTTTACGCTGTAATTATGAAACTGGAAAACTCGTCTGACTTTTCTAGTTTTGGCGTGAAGGTCTATCAGGCGAATCAGACCAGCGAGTACAAGTATGCAGATGCAGGCGATGGTGGCAGGGCCTATTTGGTTGATTACGGCAACGGATTTAAGCTGTATGTCGTTGACTTTATGGTAACGGAAGATCAATCAGGGACTGATGATGACCTGAAGATCGAGATTCAAGGTGCGGTTGGTAATGCAAGCAGTCCCCACGGGACAGTCTATATTGCATACGCTGGTCTTTTTGAGGGTGGTTACCCCATCCTTCCGACTAGTGTTGGGATGAAGACTCCATTCGAGACGGCCTCTGATGCAGCCCCGACCTACGCTAATTATAAGTCTGGGTTCGCCGTTGGAGACAGGATATGGAATATAAATCCAACTGCGAGCACTGCTACAAATATGGGATGGATCTGCACTACGGCAGGCACGACATTCAGTGCTTTTGGAGACATTGCGTAAACAGGGTGTTCACGCTCGTTTAGCCGCGAGCTTAAAGCCCGTCCAAACAAAGGAGATAAACAATGGCTGCAAACCTTCATAACTACACCGTTCAGGAATCCCTTGGGATTGGTCTTGGACAATCCGGAGCCGTCACGATTGATGACACCAACACCCACTATGGGCGATACGTTGCCATCACCGCCATTACCGACACCGTGTTCAACGCCCTGACCGAAGAGGGTAACTACTGTAATGGTATTGGGTTCGACAACGGGACGACGACCATCTCTGTTGGCGATGTCATCTACGGTACAACCAGCACAGCCAAGGCGGTCGTCCAAGAGATTACCTACACAAGTGGTACTGCTGGTTGGCTCATCTTTGAGCCTGTTGATAGCACAACAGATGTCTTGTTCGATGCTGGCGAAGACCTCCAGCGCCTTGATAGAAACACGGGAATCCAGCTTACTGCGGACGCGGCCCACGTTGTAGCAAATGGTGCAACGGATGGCGCAACGGAATTGAGCGATGAGACGCTCAAGGCTGGCGTGACAATCTATGGTAACTTTACAAAGATCGACCTAACAAGCGGTGTGATTCGCGCCTACAAGGGGTAAGCTATGCTTGGACTTGGGCAAAATCTGACCTATAACGCTAGTAATAGTTTAATTTTATCTAGTGAGTTCTCTGGTGTTAATGATGGGTTAATCCATTATTTTGCAACGGAGAATCTCCCAAATACTGCTAGCGGATTGACTGATGAATATAGCGGTACTGCCCTAACGACATATGCAAAGACAAAGGATTTTGATTTATGTAAAATCCCCGGAGCTTTTGCAATGGATGCTGCTGATGCGTGTCAATCAATAAACTTGGCATCAAATTCCCTATTCCCTGTAGGTGACTTTACTTTTCAATTTTGGTTTTATTGTGATGCTTCTGCTAGTCAGACTGGTTATATACTTAGAAATTATTATGGTACAAATGGAAACCAGCCCGCTGCTGGTGTAGCTGGAGGTATATCTCTTACTAGTTCCAGCCCTACTACTATACAATGTGTTGCGTTTTCACCTGGCACCGCTGGGCCTGATACGATATTTATGTCCTCTGGGACACTCCCTAGCGATACATGGCACTATTTAGCATTGATAAATGACACAACAGCATCTAGTCTTTCTCTATGGACTGTTAATGGAAGTACTCTAACACAGATTGGTATTGATACAGAACCAACATATGGAAATTACAATACGCCATATGACCATCTTGTCGAGGTTGGACTTAGTACTAATAACCCAAGTATGGCGGCTGGCGATTACAGAATTTACAATAGAGTACTATCTAGTCAAGAGCTTACGGAAAACTATAATGCTACTTCCTCTAGGTATGTAGCTAGTCCATTTGCTAAATAAGATAAAAAGTAAAAATACCGTGAGGTATGAAAAGTGATTCTCAAAGAAGGCGTTAACATCTGGGGTCTTGATATTGTTATGCGACCTGTACTTGCAAATGCTGAAAAGATTTGGCGCAAGTATGGTCAGGAATTAGTTGTGACTTCAGCGAGAGACAATATCCACTCCGCCGGATCGGTTCATTACTATGGATACGCCCTTGATTTTAGGACGAAGTACTTCGAGAACGAAGAAGATGTTTGGCAGATTGTTCACGAACTATCGTCAGCAATTGGTGATAAGTATCGTGTAATCTACGAAACAGATCGTCCAGGCCATGAGCATATCCATGTTCACTACCGCCCAGCCTATTCAATGGAATAACAATGGAAGAACGCAGGACTATGTGCGTACTGCACGAAGAAAGGTTGGCACGATTGGAAGAACGCATTGACGGACTTAATAAGAAGTTCGATACGCTGATCTCCCATTTCGATATGTACGCGGAAAAGATGGAACATCGA